GGCAGAAAAGACAGAAATGACAAGAGATAGTTCAAGTTGTTCCTTTTTGGAGGACAGATGAGCGAAGATAACTACATTTATTCCTATTATCAAGCAATCAAGTCGGGCAAGATCATCGTTGGAAAGTGGATTCTCAAGATATATGAGTATATCATCAAAGGTCTTGAGAATAAGGACTTCTTCTACGACCAAAAGAAGGGAAATGGTGCGGTCGATTGGATTGAGGCGCATTGTTATCATACCGAGGGCGCACTTGCACCGGGAAATTTTAAACTTGAGTTGTGGCAAAAGGCAATGGTGTCCGCGATCTTCGGCATCGTTGACGAGAACGGACTTCGACAGTTCCGCGAGGTCTTACTTGTTATAGGCAGAAAAAACGGCAAGTCAATCCTTGCCTCGTCAATCGCAAAGTATGTGTGGATGGTCGAGGGAGGCTATGGGGCAAAGATTTACACCATAGCACCGAAACTTGACCAAGCCGACATAATCTACAACAACATTTGGCAACAAGTGGTCGTTGATCCCGACTACAAGGAACTTCAAAAACGACTTGATGAGTTGAGAGGCAAAAGGCAAGGAGATGCCCATGCGAGGAGATTCATCGAGGAGATGCCTCGCCACAGACAGAGTGACTTATATCTGCCCATCAATAATGGAACAGTAAAAAAGATCGCATTCAGTTCCAAACGGAGTGACGGATTCAATCCATCACTTACAATTTGTGACGAGATAGGATCGGGATGGGTCGGTGACCAAGGGATCAAACAATACTCCGTCATGAAGAGCGGAATGGGTGCGCGACAGGAAAGTCTTTTGTTGTCCCTGTCAACCGCAGGATATTTGAATGACGGAATTTTTGACGAGTTGATGAAGAGGTCAACTCGCTTTTTATTGGGCGACAGTAAAGAGAGAAAACTTCTCCCATTCTTATATATAATTGACGACCCGGACAAATGGAACGATGTCAATGAACTCCGCAAGTCCAACCCGAATCTCGGTGTGAGTATTCCTGTGGACTATATGTTGGAGGAGATCGCGGTCGCAGAAGGCTCACTTGCCCAAAAAAGTGAGTTTATGTGTAAATACTGTAACTTGAAACAGAACTCAAGTCTTGCGTGGCTCGATGCACAGGAAGTCGAAAAGTGTTGCGGAGAGCCATTGAGATTAGAGGACTTTAGATCGAGTTATGCGGTCGTTGGAATCGACCTATCTCAAAGTGTGGACTTGACCGCGGTTAGTTGTCTTATAAAAAAGAATGGCAAGTATCACATATTTACGCAATTTTTTATGCCGAGTGAAAAGATCGAAGAGGCAACCGCAAGGGACGGAGTGCCTTACATGGCATATGTCAAAAGGGGATTCCTTACATTGTCCGGGGAGAACTTCGTTGACTATCACGATTGCTACAAATGGATTACAGACCTTGTCGAGAAGTATGAGATATATCCACTCAAGGTGGGATATGACAGATATTCCGCACAGTATCTCATCCAAGACTTAAAGGGCGCGGGATTCCATTGCGATGATGTCTACCAAGGGGACAACCTTTGGGGCATCCTCCAAGAGATGCAGGCTCGCATCCTCTCGGGTGAGATATGCATTGGCGACAACGATCTCCTCAAGGCTCACTTCTTAAATTCAGCAATAAAGATGAATAACGATCGCGGTCGCGGTCGTCTTATAAAGGTACACCCTACGGCTCACATAGATGGGGTGGCATCAATAACAGACGGATTTGCCATGGTCAGCAAGTACCATGACGAAATCGGTGAAAGATTGGAGAATAACTAAATGGGACTTTTTGAGCAGATATTTAGACCCACAAAAGCAAAAGAATCGCAGAAGGCTCTGCAAGATGCCAAGGGACTATTCACGACCTTGACGGCATACCGACCCGCGTTCACCACATGGAATGGCGCGATATATGAGAGCCTTATCATAAGAGCCTCAATCGATGCGAGGGCGAGGCACATTTCAAAGTTAAAGGTAGAAACCTACGGAACGGCAAACCCATCCTTACAAGCCAAGATGAGGCTTGCGCCTAATCAATGGCAGAGTTGGTCACAATTCATGTACAGAGTCAGCACCATCACCGATGTATATGCGAATTGCATCATCACCCCGGTATTCGATGAGTATATGACCATAACAGGGTATTATCCCATCCTCCCGACCAAGTGCGAGATCATCGACTACAAGGATGAGCCATGGTTAAGATATAAATTCTCAAATGGCAAAGTCGGTGCGGTGGAGTTCAAGAAGTGCGCGATCATCAACAAGTTCCAATTGCGAAATGACTTCTTCGGTGAGCCGAATACCGCACTCGATGAGACGATGAAACTCCTCCACATACAGAGAGAGGGAGTCGAGGAGGCAATCAAGAACACCGCCTCCATCCGTTTCATGGCAAGACTAAACAACTTCAGCACCGCAAGTGATTTGGCTAAAGAGCGCGAACGATTCACGCGAGAAAATCTGTCCACCGATAATGGTGGCTTTTTGCTCTTCCCGAACACTTACACCGACATCAAACAAATAGACTCAAAACCCTATAATGTCGATGCGGATCAGTTAAAACTTATTTATTCAAATGTGTATAACTATTTTGGTGTGAATGAAGATGTCTTGCAGAACAAGGCAATTGGTGACAGTTGGTCAGCCTTCTACGAAGGCGCGATCGAGCCATTCGCCATTATGTGGAGCGAGCAGATGTCCCGCGCGATGTTTAGTGAGCGCGAGAGGGCGCAAGGCTCGGGAGTTATGGCAACCGCCAACCGATTACAGTTCATGTCAAACAATGACAAACTGACCATATCGTCAACGATGCTTGACCGAGGTGTCATGAGCATCAACGAGATAAGAGATATATGGAATCTTGCCCCGGTGGAAGATGGCGACAGAAGGATCATAAGGGGCGAGTATTATGATGCCACTAATAAATTGGAGGAAACAGATGAAGAGTGACAGAGAGTACAGAGCATTTCAAGTAAATGCACAGGATGACGAGAAAAGGGTCACAGGATATGCGACTACATTCGATGAGCCATACACATTATATAGCGACAACGACTATGAGATTCGTGAGGTCATCGACCCGAGCGCATTTGATGAGTGTGACATGAGTGATGTCATCATGCAATACAACCATGAGGGCAGGGTCTTTGCAAGGCTCTCCAATGGCACTTTAAAACTGAATATTGACAAGCCGAAAGGCTTGGAGATAGATGCAGACCTTGACGGCACAGAGTTAGGTCGTCAAGTCTACGAAGAAATCAAAGGAGGATACACGAACAGAATGTCCATGGGATTTAAGGTCGATAAGTCTGCCGATGTGTGGACTCGACAGGAAGTCGATGGAAAAGTGGTGGAGGAAAGGCGCATTCATTCCATCCTTAAACTGTTTGATGTATCCGCGGTTAGCATCCCCGCAAACCCGGGAACGAGTATCGAGGCGAGGTCAATCGACACACTTGTCAACGGAGTGATTGACGAGTTAAAAGCGGAGCGACTTGAGATCGAAAGACTTGCGACAGAGAGAAAGAGAGCCGAGATTCGGGCAAGACTAATGGAGGATTAAATGGAAATCAAAGAAATGAACTTCGATGAGTTACAGACACGCAAGAGCGAACTCGCAGAGGAACTCAAGACCGCAGACATGGAAAGGCTTGACGGAATCAATGCGGAGTTAGATGCCATCGAAGAAAGAAAAGCAGAACTCAAGGCAATAGCCGAAGAGAGGGCAAAGGTCGTTGAAGAAGTAATCAACGCACCCGAGCCGACACCAATCATCGAAGAAAGGAATAATAAAATGACCAATCTTGAAGTAAGAAAATCAAACGAATATGTCGAGGCATATGCCAACTATGTGAAAGGTGGATACAAGGATGACACCGAATGCAGAGCATTACTCACCGAGAATGTATCCGGGACAGTTCCTGTACCCGCATATCTTGAGGACAGAATCCGCACCGCATGGGAAAACGATGAGATCATGAGAAGAGTATCCCGCACATTCGTGAAGGGCAATCTCAAAGTAGGATATGAGGCATCCGCATCCGATGCGGTATGGCACACCGAAGGCTCAACCGCCATCACAGAGGAATCACTCACTCTTGGAATCGTGACACTCGTTCCCAAGATGATCAAGAAGTGGATTTCTGTATCCCACGAAGCAATCGGACTCTCCGGCAACGAATTCCTCGATTATCTGTATGATGAACTTGAGTACAGAATCATCAAGAAGGCATCCGCAGAAGTAATCAGCAAGATCGAGGCATCCTCACTCACCGCAAATGGTGGAAGTGCAGACCCCATCTCTGCCGTACTGACAGGATTCGCCCTGTTATCCGATGAGGCTACTGATGTATGTGCCATCATGAGCAAGTCAACATACGCAACCATCAAAGGCGCAGTATATGGCGCGAACTTCAATGTTGACCCCTTCGAGGGACTTCCCATCGTATTCAATGAGAATGTAACAGGAGTAATCGTTGGCGACCTCAAGGGTGTATCCGCAAACTTCCCCGAGGGAGATCAGCCGAGATTTATCTTTGACGAGATGACACTCATGACATCCGACCTTGTAAGAATTCTTGGCAGACTCTATGTCGCTATCGATGTAACCGCACCCGGAAGATTCGCAAAGGTAACCCTCACAAGCGGTACAACAACAACTACAAACTAATCCAAAAAGGACAAAACAATGAAACTTCTAATAGCGATCCCGACTCTCGATTATATCCATGTCGAATTTATGAAATGCCTCTTAAAACTCACCGAGCAATTGAACGATGAGGGCATCCCCTATGAGGTCAAGGTGGTATCGGGTACACTTGTATATTTGGCGCGTGAGGAGATAGTATCTTACGCACTCGGATATGAGTTCACCCATGTTTTATGGCTTGATTCGGATATGGTATTCGATGACGATGTCTTCGACAATCTGTATGAGTTGGGGAAGGACTTCACCACCGCAATATTCCATGCAAGACGACCGGGGCATCAATCGTGCATCTTTAGAACGATAACCCCGCCCGACCGATACAAATGGGACGAATACCCCGACACACCCTTCCTTATAAAAGGATGCGGAATGGCGACAACTTTGACATCGTGCAAAGTCTTGAAGGCGGTGCGCGATCATTTCGGCAACTGTTTTACACCCGCATATTCATTGGGTGAGGACTTGGCATTCTGCAAGAGAGCCGATGAACTTGGTTTTGAGATATGGTGCGAGCCATTCGTGAGAGTGGGTCATATAGGACACTTGACGATATACCCCGAGGATGAGGGTCGCTATTTAGAAAGAATAAAGAGGTAAAATAATGCTTGAACTTGTAAAGATGGCTTTAAGGATCACGACAGATGCCTTCGATGACGAGTTGACTCAACTCATCTCATCTGCGGTCATAGATTTGGGATTCGGTGGTATGGTAGACACTATCACAGTACAGAATGCCGACTCCGTAGTCAAACAAGCAATAATCACTTATTGCAAGATGAACTTCGGCATCCCCGAGGATTATGACAGACTCAAGAGGTCATATGACGAACAGAAGGCACAACTCGGCATGGCAACAAACTACACAGATTGGAGCGCGTAATGTACGACAACATCGCATATCTTTTAAAAGATGGGGCGAAAACCTATGACACATATCTCAATGAGCATATAGAGAGGACAAGACGGATGGTCTATGTCCAACCGCGATCGGTTTATAATGGGGAGTTTTATAATGCCTCAATAATGGGACTTCATCCGTCAATCACTCTCACCCTCACCAACCGCGCAGACTATGACGGAGAAACCCTTGTCGAGTATGAGGGCAAACTTTACAATGTCATTCGCGCAGATTGGAAGGCGCAGAGGGACTCCATCTCGTTAGTGTTAGAGGAGAAAACAAATGCCGAGTGTTGAAGTGTTATTGTCAAGAGCCTTGACCGAGGTGAGCAAAGAGGAGGATGAAATCCTCTTCAAGTGTATGTCAAAAGCAATGCGGAAAGCCAAGAAGGATGTCATCGCGATGTCGCCTGTTAATAGTGGCGAGTACAAGAAAGGGTGGACAGTACGCACAAAAAGGCTCAAGTACGGATTTGACGGAGTTATATATAACAAGGACAAACCCGGACTCACGCATCTATTGAACAACGGACACCAAATCGCAAATCAGTACGGATCATATAGGCGAAAAGATGGCGACAACCACATCACAAAGGCTCGCAACAATGCGGAGGCATACTTAATTGACTTATTAGTGGAGGCACATTCATGATTCAAGAAGTTTTAGTCGGCACAGGATTGCCATGCGCGTATCATCACTTTGCCAAGCCTGTGACACCGCCATTCCTTGTTTATCTTGGGAACGGACAGGACACATTCGGTGCGGATAACACATGGACATACACAAACAACCGATATCAAATCGAGTATTATTTCACCGAAAAAAACGAAGAAAACGAAAGAGCCATCGAGGAGGCACTCCTCCTCGGTGGTTTTAATTATGAGAAAAGTGAGGACACATTCATCGATGATGAAGGTCTGTATGTAATTTATTACTATGTATAGGAGGACAATCAATGCCTAAAGTACAGTTTGGCATCTCACAACTCCATGTGGGAACATATACAGAAACAACGACCACACAGGGGACAACGGTCACTCTCGGCACTCCTTACCATCAGCAGGGCGCAGTTTCCTTCAACCCGGAAGTCGAAAGTCAGCAGAATGACTTTTACGCAGACAACATCGTTTATTGGAGCGGATATTCGGGCGGTAAGATGGAAGGCGACCTTGAGGTCGCAATGTTTGACGATGCATTCAAGACACAGTTTCTCGGCTATGTAGCATTAAGCAACGGAGGTCTTGCCATGGTCAAGAACCCCACAAAGTCCAATGTGTACATTGCATTCCAAACCGAAACCGATGGAACTCCCATCCGCGTGATCTTATATAATTGCGCGTTAGGAAACATCTCAAGAGGTTACGAAACCATAGGCGAGAACAAAGAGCCGAAAACGGCTACACTCCCCATCACTTGCATAGGCGACAACAAGACAGGAGTCACCATGGCAACATTCAAAGAGGGCGACACAGGATACGCGACATTGTTCACGAGTCCAACCGCGCCCACAATAGCAACAACCTAAACGGAAGGGGAGGGGCAACCCTCCCCATTTTGTCTAAAAAGGAGAACACCATGATCAAGACTATCAAGTTAAGCAAGGACAAAGAGTTGACCTTATCAAATAACCTTGCATGGGCAATGATTTACAAGGCACAGTTCGGACATGATATCGTCCCCGACATCATGCCGATCGTGTCAGCCGTCACCAAGTTATTCGGTGAATTAAGCAAACACACCGGGCAAGATGTGGCGACCATACTCAAGTCAATTGATGGCGACACCATTCAAGATGCATTGATTGAGTTGTGTGCCATTCAATTTACCGACTTTATAAATCTTGTTTGGGCATTCGCAAAAGCGAACGACAACGACATTGTCGCACCCGAAGAGTGGGTGACACAGTTTGACGAATTTCCACTTGATATAATCGCGCCCGCAGTTTTTGAGTTATTGACGAAAGGACTCATCTCCTCAAAAAACTTGAAGAGCCTTCGGGGGACACCGAAGGCAAAGACATCTCCATCGAGATGATTATAATGGCGGGAATCGAAAGAGGCTTGACCTATGATGCCATTGAGCGCATGACCATCGGTCAAGTCGTTGATTTCTGCATAGAATACAACAACCGAAACAAACAGGAAAAGAAGAGCGACAGACGAAAAGCCACACGCGAGGATTATCGTCTGTTTTTTGGAGTATAAGACATGGCAAGTGGCACAGTTAAAGGAATAACCATCGAATTCCGGGGCGACACGACTCAACTCTCAAAGGCAATCAATCAAATGAGGGGAGAGGCAAAGGGACTCGATAAGGAACTTGGCTATATTAACAACTCACTTAAATTCAACCCGAAGAATGTTGACCTATTAAAACAAAGACTCGCGATCCTTAAAGAATCCACATCAAAGAGCAAGGACGATATCAAGGACTTAAAAAAAGCACTTGATGAGATGAAGTCCAAGAACATTGATGAAACAAATGAGGATTATCGCGAACTTCAACGCGAGATCATAAAGGCAGAGAGCAGACAGAAAGCCTTTAACAAAGAGATTAAAAAACTTGAGGCATCAACATCCACATTAGGACAGGCATCGCAGAAGATGGCAGACTTCGGCAATGCAACGACCAAGGCAGGGGAGTCACTTCGCGGACTCTCTATGGTGGCGGGCGCGGTCGATGTTGCTCTCGCGGGTTTGACACTCAAGGCGGGGCAGAGTGCCGATGACTTGAACACGATGTCAAAGGTCACAGGAGTCAGCACCGAAGAACTACAAAAATATAAATACTCGGCAGACCTTCTTGATGTATCAGTTGACACCATCACAAAGAGTCAAATCAAGATGAAAAAGTCCATGCTCTCGGCTCAACAGGGGTCGAGCAATATGGCAGAGGCATTCGCCACATTGGGTGTCAGCATTGAGGACTCCAATGGTCAGTTGAGGAGTCAAGACGAGGTGTTCGCAGAATCCATCAAGGCTCTCGGGCAGATGGAGAATGAAACCCAAAGGGATGCACTTGCCATGCAGATATTCGGCAAGAGTGCGAGCGAACTCAATCCTCTAATCGAGGATAATGGTGAAACATTCCAAAGAGTTGCAGACATATTCGCCAAGAATGGTCTTGAGGTCGTTGACCAAGAAACCATTGACAAGGCAAACCAATTCCAAGATGCTCTCGACACATTGAAGGCAACAGGGATGGTGGCTCTCTCAAATATCGGGATGCAATTGGCAGGGTATCTTGCACCCGCCATGGAAAAGATCGCAGATGTCCTCGGTCGTGTCTTTGGATGGATATCACAACTCGACCCTCAAGTCTTGGCAATCATCGGCATCATCGCGGGTGTCATCGCGGTGGTATCCCCATTGCTTATATTTATAGGAAAACTCGCCACAGGCATCAGCGCGATAATGACCTTGATGTCGACTCTTGGTGTGTCTTTGGGAGCGGTGGCAGGTGCTGTCCTTCCCGTAATTGGAATCATCGCAGGACTCATTGCAATCGGTGTTCTGCTATATAAGAATTGGGACACAATCAAGGAATACGCAGGGATCGTCAAGGATTGGGTGGTCGAGAAATGGACGGCACTCAAGGACGGAGTGGTCAACGCGATCGCATCCGTCAAGGAAAAAGTTTTGTATTATTGGGAGGCTCTCAAACTCGGTATGTCTATCATACTGAATGCGATCTCGACTACTGTCACCAATGTTTGGAACGGCATCAAGAATGCCATCACCAACCCCATACAGACCGCGGTCGATTTCGTGAAGAAAGCCATCGAGAAGATCAAAGGATTCTTTAGTGGACTTAAAATCGAGTTGCCTCACATCAAACTCCCTCACTTCAGTATAAGCGGAAAATTATCACTTGCACCGCCTTCAGTTCCCAAACTGTCCATTGATTGGTATAAGAACGGAGGAATCTTCACGAATCCAACGATATTCCCGACATCGGGGATTGGTGTTGGTGAGGCGGGCGCAGAAGCCGTCCTCCCCTTAAAGAAGTTATGGGAAGAGATGGACAAGAGATTCGATTCGGGAGTGGTCATCAATGTCAACGCATCACCGGGAATGGATGTCAATGCATTGGCACTTGAGATAGAACGCAGACTCATCGCAAGTCAAAAGAGAAGGAGAGAGGCATGGGTATAATGTCAACAGGCGCGATATATAAGGGATTTGTCATCGGCAAAGAAGGTGAACCCGGTCGCCTATATTCAACATATTATGGTGTATACATCACAGGCGAGGGGGTGTACAACACTCCCGAAAGGGATGACGAGATGGTGTACATCCCCGGGCGCAATGGCGCACTTTATAGAAACAAAGGAACATTCAAGAATATTGAGGTGACCTACCATTGCGGAATGGTGGGGGACACGCAGACAGACTTCGCAAGTGGGATATCTGCGTTTAGAAATGCGTTGCTCCTCCGCGACCACTATCTTCCTTTATATGACGACTATAACACCGAGGAGTATAGGATGGCGGTATATAGGAGAGGACTTGAGGTCAATCCTGTGGCATACGGACAAGCAGGAGGGTTTGACATAACCTTTGATTGTAAGCCACAAAGATTCTTGAAGTCGGGGGACACAGAGCGGACTGTCGTCACAAGTGGCGCGTTATTCACCAACCCGACAGGGTGGAACGCATCACCCATCATCAAGTTCAAGATGACAGGGGCAACAGGCACGATTACTCTCGGTGACAATGGTGTCTGCGGTGTCATCACCATCAATGGCGCACCATTAAACACTGAGATCATTGTTGATTGTGCCGTTGGTGAGGCTTACACAGGATATGTTGGACACCCGACCGCCTCAATGAATCAATATGTCGATCTTGGCGCAAAGATTCCATATCTTGGTGCGGGGTCGGTTAGTTTCTCATTTACATCCAACATCACAAACATAAAAGTCACACCAAGGTGGTGGAGAATATGATTCCAATTCTATTTGAAAAAGACACAACAACATTCAACTCAAACGGAATCGGCAGATTGCCCGACATGATCTCTTGCGTGGTCGTTGAGGAAAGGAATTCCATCTTTGAATGTAATTTCGATTACCCAATCGGGGGAGCAAACTTCAGCGAGATTCAATGTGGCAGGATCATAGGAGTCACACACGATGACACCGAGGATATCCAACCCTTTGACATCGTGTCGTACGAGAAACCGATTGACGGCATAGTGACATTTCATGCCGTTCATATCTCTTATAGGTTAAGAGGGTATGTGGTAGACCAAACGGATGTGAATTCTCTCGCGGATGCCATGACCAAACTTGCGACCGCTACTCCTTCAAACTCATTCACATACACCGCAGACTTCACCGCAACAGGATATGCAGGGGCATTCAACGGAGTCCCAAGAACTGTCCGTCAGTTATTAGGCGGTGTCGAGGGGTCAATCCTTGACACATATGGCGGTGAGTATGAGTGGGACAAGTTCCAAGTCAAACTCCATCAGCACAGAGGGGATGTGGTCAACTTCGCGATTAGATACGGAGTCAACATGGTGGACTTCAAGGATGACACCGACTACGCGAACACTTACACGACCGCCATCCCTTATTGGATAGGAGATGACGGAGAAGGTGGGCAGATCATCGTCAAGGGCAACAAGGTCAATTCGGGACTCACTCCGTTTGACGGACATGAGAGGTGTGTTCCTCTTGACTTGAGTGACAAGTTTGAAACCGCACCGACCACGACAGACCTTGAAAACCTTGCTTTGAGCATGATGGTGTCAAGGAGTGTCAATCTCCCTAAACAGACCATCAAGGTGGACTTCGTGCGCCTTCAAGACTATGGCGAATATACCCTTTTATCCAATCTCCTTGAGTGTAAGTTGTGCGACTCGATTGAGGTCATATTCCCGGATTACTCCATGAGCGGATTTTTCAAGATCGTCCGCACCGAATACGATGTCCTCGAGGAAAGGTATTCGTCAATGGAACTTGGCGCACTTGCGACCACTCTCTCACAGGCTCTCGGCATTGGCGAGCAATCAAGTGGCATGACGAGTGGGGGAGGGTCTGCGGTTAGGTTTGGAGTATGCTCCACCGGGGGAAATGTAGTCGCAAAAACTGTCACAGTTTCACCGCCCATCACAGGACTCACCACAGGGATGCTCATATATGTCAAGTTCAACAACGCGAACACAGGCTCAAACCCGACACTCAATGTCAATGGCACAGGCGCGAAGGCTATCAAGAGATATGGCACGACCGCACCATCAACATCATCATCCTCTTCATGGAACGCGGGGTCTGTCATCGCGTTGGTTTATGATGGCTCGTATTGGCAAATGGTGGGATGGCTAAATACGACATATTCATCAATGACAGTTGCAGAGTATGAGTCGGGGACAGGAACGACCGCAAGGATCATCACACCCGCACGACTCAAGGGCGCGATTCTTCATTGGGCGACCCTTCCCAACTTGGGATTGATAACCGGGTCATATGTCTATAATGGCGAGGCGACCACGACCATCACATTCACCGATTCAGCCATAAATGGCAAGACTCATATCATATGTGGATGTCAAGACGCGGGCAATCCTCCATTGAGGGCGACTATAAGCGGAACGACCATCACAGTAGATGTGGCGACATCTGTCACAGTTATGAGAGTTAATTATATCTGTTATTAAGAGAGGAACAATCATGAGCAACTCACCTTTAGTTAACTATATCAAACTTTCCCCAAACTACGATTCAAGAGACGGGGAAAAAATCACAGACATCACCATCCATCACATGGCGGGCAATCTTACAGTTGAGCAATGCGGTGAGGTATTCCAAACACGACCCGCCTCTTCAAATTACGGAATAGACTCCAAGGGCAGAGTGGGGATGTATGTCCAAGAGGCATACACTTCTTGGGCGAATGGCAACTTCGCAAGCAATCAAAGGTCAATCACAATCGAACTCGCAAATGACCGAATCGGTGGCAATTGGCACGTGAGCGACACCGCCATCAATAAGTGCATCGAGTTGTGCGTTGATGTGTGCAGGAGAAACGGCATCAAGAGGCTCAACTTCACAGGGAACACAAACGGCAACTTGACCGCGCATCGTATGTTTATGAGTACGGCTTGCCCGGGTGACTATTTATATTCCAAGTTCCCATATATACAGAATGAGGTCAATCGTCAGTTGGGACAGAATGACGGCAAACTCGTCATTGACGGACTCTTCGGGGAACTGTCCACAATGAAACTCCAAAAGATGCTCGGCATCGTTGAGGATGGATGGGTCGGTGGACAGACCAATCCTGTCAAGCCTTGCGTACCCAATTGGACGACCATGAGATTCAATGACGGATATATCGGGTCAACAACCATCGACAGGATGCAGAGATGGTTAAAGTCAAAGAAATGCAATCCGGGAACGATAGACGGACTCTGCGGAAAGAATACCATCCTCGGCTTGCAGAGATTCCTCAATGCCAAAGGATACAATTGCGGAACTGTGGACGGAATCATGGGACACAACACCGCTTGTGCATTCCAAAGATATTTAAATGAGGTAGTAAAGTGAACTACGAAACGATATTGACTCTCATAGGGATAGTTCTCGGGTCTAATTGGCTCGGTAACTTCCTAATGGAGTTATATAAGAGCAAAAGTAAAAAGAAAACACCGTCCGAGATCGTGTTGAAAGCCTTGTGCCGAAACCATCTTTTAAGCAGAGCGGACTACTACCATGAGATAGGCTATATCCCGTCTGATGAATATGATGACATCATCGAGGAGTACGAAGCCTATGAAAAGTTAAACGGTAACGGACGGGTAGCAAGAGAGTACGGAGAGGGAGGGGCATTGAAGTCGCTCCCGATAAAGTGAGGTGTGAAATGTTAAGTAATAAAGCATATGATATTTTAAAGTGGGTCTGCATCATCGTACTTCCTGCGATTGCGACCCTTTATATGGGACTTGCGAAGATTTGGGACTTGCCATTTGAGACGGAAATCCCACAGACCATCACAGTAGTTGACGCGTTTTTAGGCGCACTCCTTGGAGTCTCAACTATAAATTATAACAAAGACGAAACCCTTTAAGGTTTCACCATATCACTTCTCCTTTTTATGGCATAGGGTGGGCATAGTCCCACCCGTTTTTTATTTGTCTTTTCATTCAAGGAAATCGGTGGTATAATGTCCGCAGGTAAGGAGGCAACAAAATGGCATTGTTCAAAGAAAAAGAATCGAAGGAAGAAAAGCAGGAACGCAAAGAGTTAGAGATGATGGAGAAGTACGGACTCGATGAACTTACAGACCCAAGAGACAGAGAATCGGTCAAGAAGATAGTCTCGGAGTTGGTCGGCACAGGACTTATGGAGACGGGCATGAAGTTGGCGATGGCAAATGCCGGGGATCAGTTAAAGGTCTCATACTTACGCGCAACGATGGAGCAGAACTTCATCATCATCCGTCAACTCGAAAAACTCAACAAACTACTCGACAAGTAAGGCAGAAAAGAAGGAGGCTCGAAAGAGCCTCTTTTTTAATGTTAAATCAAAGGTATAACATATCGACCGCTTCAAAAAAAGTCGCTTAAAAACGAAATTAGAGCCTCGTTTTTTCGGGGGTTTTGGCGAAAAAACGGCAATTTGGGGCATCATAAAAAAGTTGTAAAACTACAAAGATTTTCCTTGTAATTCAAGGGGTCATGTGCTATACTATATATGTAAGTGGTAAGGGTGAGGCGAATTCCTCACCAAAATAAATGGCTTGTAACATTTCCTAAAATCATAAAGAGGGGATTTCTAAAAGTCATAACAGGGGAGGAAAACAGACCCGACTACCACTTACAATGTAAGTGGTATTTTTATTTGGAGGGTCAAAACAATGAGAAGAGAGAAGAGAGTCAAACTCATACAAGGCGCAGACTTGAACGACCTTGAGAGAATCATCAACGATCGGCTTGCCGATGGTGGAGAACTCATCTCCATCGACCTTGCATCCCTTACTTGTGCGATGTACACGACCGAGATCATCGGTGACATACCAAAGACCGCACTTGATGAGTTGGAGGATGCTATGGGTCGCCATTCCTGTGGAGAGTGTCCGTTCTTTGAAAAACCGACAGACGGAAGAAAGAAGTGGACGATATGCGAACAGGGACACAGAGTGACCAAGGATTCCCGGTGTTGTGCCACTTACTATCAAATGAGAAAGGAGGAGGCGCGTGATATATCCAAAGATCAAAGAGAAGATGCAAGAGTACGATGTGAAGGTCGAGGATGTCGCGGTGTGGCTGAAGGTATCACCGCAAGTGGTGTACGACCGATTCAATGGACGGAGCAAATTCCATCCGTTGGAATGTGAATCTCTGTCGAGATTTTTACACACATCAGTTGATGAGTTATTCAAGGAGGAACGAGATGATAAATGAGATTTTAATGGGACTTTGGAAAATGGGATGGTTTATAGTTCCCTTATTTGGGACATTGATAGTGGGGGCAATCTATGAAAGACGATAAAAGGATCATAGCAGAGTCAATTGATGCCTTAATGGACGAATTGAGGCAAGTGGTGAGGGAAGGCGAGAAACTCACCGACAGGGAGTGGATGTTCTCATACATCCTTGCAGAATTGTCAGCAATATTCAAGGAGGGTCGCGATGTATCTGTGTGCGAATTGTGGCGAGATGTTCGACTTCCCTAATGAGGTCAATGACTTCGTAAGCGAGTATTGGGGTGCGCCTGTGACACATACGACTTGTGTCTGTCCGTCATGCGGTAGTGACGAATTTGACGAGATGGAGAAGTGCTTGATCTGTCGCAATGAATGGGTCGCACCCGGGGAGGAACTGTGCGAGTGTTGTCACGATCTCATCAAGGACATCGGTGACGACATAAGGGCAAAGGCTCGATATGTGAGCCTCAAATATAAATTAGATTATAAGGAGTTTATGAATCATCTTATAGATGAGTTGGAGGAGTTATGACATACGAAGATTTAAAGAAGGTAAACTCCCAACTCAACACGATGGACATTAAAGGAAAAAAGTATGTCCCTGTGAACGAGAGGGTCAAGGCATTTAAGATGCTATACCCCGAAGGCGCGATCGTGACAGAGTTGGTCAAGTATGAGGATGGGGTCATCATCATGAAGGCACTCATCCACCACGAAGGTCGAATCCTCGCGACCGGGTACGCAAAAGAGGTCGAGGGATCATCGAACATCAACAGGACATCAGCACTTGAGAATGCGGAAACATCTGCGGTCGGGCGAGCCTTGGGACTTTTGGGAATCGGCATCGACACAAGTGTCGCCTCATTTGAAGAGGTTACCAACGCGCAGATGTTCAACGAGGCGAACAAACTTGCAACACCGACAGAGAAGGCGGGACTCATAGCAACCGCAAGGGCAAGAGGCATCGAGGTCGAAGAACTCCTCAAGATGGTAGGATTCGACCGAGAAAAGCAACCCGAAGGGATGACCGCGAAACAGTACGGAAAAGCAATGTCAATATTGAATGGAGGAATATGATGTCAACAGGAGAATATATCGACTCCTTACTTGATGAGATAGAGGAGTTAAAAAGGGAACGCGATCTTTATATGAACGAGGGGGGAAACCTTCTCAAGATCGTGTTTGATGCGATCGAAACTCAATCATATATAAACCCTTGGGGAGTGTTCAAATATTTGAAGGCACTTTACCCCAACAGATTCAAGAAAAAGATGGAGTCACTCGATGCACAAGATGACTAAACAGACCGCAATCTCCTCCGCGGTTAGAAATAAAGTCAAGGCAAGGGACGGAGGTCGGTGCATCGTCTGTGGCGCACCCGGACTCCCCAACGCACATTATATTAGACGATCACAAGGGGGACTCGGCATAGAAGAGAACATCGTCACCCTCTGTCCCAAATGCCACCACGACTATGACAATGGATTCCACAGGAAGGAGATTGGTGACTATATCGCGGAATACTTGGAAAGATTCTATCCGGGATTTCCCAACGAAAAACGCAAGTTTAACAAGTATGAATGGCTTGATGTGTAATTTATCAAGAGGAGGATGAAACTCGCTGAAATCAGCGAAAAAAGGCTTATTTATGGGTGTATTCTTAAATATTGATTGTATGGAAGGGATGAAACAATATCCCGACAAATACTTCGACCTTGCGATCGTCGACCCACCATACGGGATAAGCATTAACAACAATATGGGGAGAAGAAAGGGCGACAAAAAGTCGGATTACCCAAAGGCATATTGGGATAAAAAACCAGTTGGCGACGATTACTTTTCTGAACTTTTTAGGGTTAGCAAAAACGCGATTATATGGGGGGGGAACTACTATTCTTTACCGCCAACACCGTGCTTTCTTATTTGGCGAAAACCACAAATAAGCGAAAACGTAACATTTTCAATGTGTGAGTACGCATGGACAAATCTAAAAGGGACATCAAAAGAGTGGATTGGCATGAGCAATGAGAAAGACAGAATACACGCAACACAAAAGCCGATTGCACTTTATAAGTGGATTCTCACCAACTACGCGAAACCCGGGGACGTCATCCTCGACACCCACGTCGGGAGTGCATCATCATTGATCGCTTGCGAGGAGTTGGGATTCGATTATGTGGGATTTGAAATCGACCCCGAGTATTATCAAAAGGCGACACAAAGAATCAATGAATTTAATCAACAAATAAGGATGTTTTAGAATTTATCGAAAGGAGAATGAAACTCGCTGAAATCAGCGAAAAGGCTTATTTATGGGTGTATTTTTAAATATTGATTGTATGGAAGGGATGAAACAATATCCCGACAAATACTTCGACCTTGCGATCGTTGACCCACCATATGGGTCGGGACTTGGTGATTGCGGTGGATGTAAAGGATGGTTTACCAAGTATCGTCAAGACACTCCTCAAAGTGGGGGGGTATTGGGAACGATTCGGGGGCAGATTCGACAAATACCGCGAACAGGACAACGAGGTCGCACTTACTCGGCAACGGAGGGAAATGGACTCGGGGGGGTATCGAAATCGGTAATTGATTGGGATATAGCACCGCCCGAAGAGTACTTCGCTGAATTATGGCGAGTATCAAAAAATCAAATCATATGGGGAGGTAATTATTTTGGACTCCCACCAAATAGGTGCTTTGTGATATGGCGAAAAACGAATGTCCCCCACAATTTCTCAATGGCAATGGCAGAATATGGATGGACATCATTCAACGGCAATTCAAAAGTGTTTGATTATTCAGCCATTGGACAAGAAGGACGATTTCACCCCACGCAGAAACCCATCGCACTATATAAGTGGCTTTTGACCAACTATGCGAAACCCGGTGACATCATCCTCGACACCCATGTCGGGAGTGCATCATCATTGATCGCCTGTGAGGAGTTGGGATTCGATTATGTAGGCTTTGAAATCAACGAAGGATATTATCAAAAGGCAAAGGCAAGGATTGAGGAATTTAATCAGCAAGTACGAATGTTTTAATGATTCACAATTGGGACTACCACAATTTGAATATGGACTTCTCATCAATGTATGAGGGCAATGACCATCCAAGTGACATAGATATGTTTTATCTTTGCAGGGACAACACCCTCATCATAGGAGAGATAAAGAACGAGCGAGGTCACTTCGGTGATGGTCAAAGACGGATGTTGACACGACTCATCAACTCCCACAAAGGAGATGCCATTGGACTTTTTATCATCCACGACAAGTTGTATCAAAATGGCGACAGGGATGTCGATGTCAGCAGATGCCAAGTCAAGGAGTTATACATCAAAGGCGAGGAGGGATGGAGATTCCCGAAACGACCGACCACAGTTAAAGAAGTACTGAATTATTATAAAAGGAGAAACAAATGAACAAATTTGAATTCACAGGAGCAAGGCTCACCAATGATCCCGAGGTCAAGTACACACCGACACAAACCGCGATGTGCAATCTCTTACTCGCGATCGACACAGGATATGGCGAGAAAAAGAGGACAGACTTCCCAAGGGTCACAGTATTCGGCAAGGATGCGGAAAACATCGAAAGATTCTGCGCCAAGGGATTGAGGGTCAATGTGTTCGGGCATATCGAAACAGGGTCATTTAAAAAGGGCGACTCTACAATCTACACTACCAACCTTATATGCGAGCGGATAGAGTTCGTGGACTTTAAGGAGAAGAAGGAGGACATCATCGTCCCGGATTTCAAAGAGATAGACGCAGACATTCCATTCTAAAGGAGGCATCATGGCGAAGTATAGATGTTTGAGTGATGAGATTCTCTTCAACGATAACTTTTTATCACTCCCTGCATCTGCTCGAGACCTATACACATATATCAACCACAAGACAGATGACTTCGGTTTTTGTTGCGAGGTACAGACGATAATGAGAACACTACGAAGCAAACCGAAAGACCTTCAAATGTTAGTTGATAAGCATTACCTCATCAAGTTGGAAGATTGGCTCTATTTGGAAAAGCACTTCTATATCAACAATCGCAACTTGAGGAAGGACAGAATCAAGCCGAGCAACTATGCGGAGTATTTGGAGAGGGTCACCTTAAAAGACAACGGTGCTTATAGTTTGGTAACCAAATGTCAACCAAATGACACCAAACCGCAACCAAATGACGACAAAATGGCGCGTAATACAATACAATACAATACAATACAATCTAATACAATACAATCCAAGGTAATAGAAAGCAAGGACGAGTTGATGTCCGCGTTGAGAGGATAGACTAATGGCAAATAAATTGCCACCCTGTAAGGGGTGTGAGGATAGAGTAGTCGGATGCCATTCTGTATGTGAGAGATACATCACATGGAAGGCAGAAAGGGACGAGTTAAAGAAAGAACTGACCAAGATTGCGATGCAAGAACAGGAACAGAACGACATCGAACGCGATCGCAAGAAGAACATTGCGACCGGGAAGTTTTGGAGGAGTAAGAGGCGAAAGACATGAATGTTGGAGAATATCAAGTGACGATGTTCGATGAGTCAAGGGGGGGCAACGAGTGAGGCGCATAACCTATGACGAGGCAAGACCCTTCCTCATGAATATACATTACGCAAGGAGAATGTGTTGCATCGTATATGCGTTTGGTCTGTTCGTTGACGATGATCTCATCGGGTGCGTGACTTATGGAGTCCTTGCGAGTGAACATCTGTGCAGAGGGATAGCAGGGGACGAGAACAAGTATCGAGTCTTGGAACTGAACAGATTGGTCATATTACCGAAATACAATGGAGGCAATATGGCGAGTTATTTGGTCGCACACTCCCTCAAGATGTTACCCAACAAGACCTTTGTGGTCAGTTATGCCGACACATCGTGGGGTCATGTGGGATATATCTATCAAGCCACCAATTGGCTCTACACAGGATTAAGCGCAAAACGGACAGACACATATCAACCCAATGGACTACACCCAAGGAACTATGATAAAGAGAATCATAGCACATTGAGGCAAACGCGATCACAAAAACACAGATATGTATATCTTGTAGGAGATAAAAGAACAAGACGACAGATGCGAAAAGAGTTGAAGTACAAAGTCTATGACAAATATCCAAAGGGCGACACAGTACATTATAACATTGCCGATCCCAAGCCTGTGAAACCCATCGAGGTGATAGGAGGATGAAATGAGAATCGGTTTGATAGATGCTGACCGAACATCATTCCCGAATCTTGCCTTGATGAAGATATCAGCATATCACAAAAGGCGAGGGGATAAGGTGGAGTGGTGGAACGGACTTCTCACATATGACCGAGTGTACAAGGCAAAGGTATTTGATGACACATACTCGCAAGACATTGAGTGGTGTATAAATGCAGACGAGATCATCACAGGAGGCACAGGGTACGACCTTGAAAACCGACTCCCGGACGAGATTGAGCATATAAGACCCGACTATTCGTTATACGACATCAGCGACACCGCGTACGGATTTTTAACGCGAGGATGTCCGCGTGGGTGTCCCTTCTGCATCGTAAAAAGCAAAGAGGGGGGGCGGTCGCACCAAGTGGCAGAGTTGGGCGAGTTCTACAATGGCGAGAGCAAAATCATATTACTCGACCCAAACATCACCGCATCCCAAGAGTGTGAAAAACTCTTTGATGACCTTATAAAAACAAAGGCTCTCATCGAGTTCAATCAAGGAATCGATGTGCGATTACTGACGGACAAAGGCATCGACCAATTAAACAGAATGAGGCTCAAGATGTTGCACTTCGCGTGGGACAATTATGAGTTTAAGACTTATGAGAAATTGAAACAGATTCGGCAATCCTTGGAATATGATTCGCGATCACTCCGGGTGTATGTGTTGACAAACTTCGGCACAACATTCGACCAAGACCTTGAGAGGGTCATCAAGTTGAGGGAGTTGGACTATGATCCGTATGTAATGATATATGACAAGCCACACGCACCCAAGAAGGTCAAACAGTTGCAAGGATGGGTAAATAACAAAAGGATTTGGCGCACGATCGGGGACTTCAACGAGTACCGACCGAGCCATCGAGGAGGCTGAAATGATAGCATACAAAAGAGATATAAAATGCGCGGACTTTGAGGCGCGTATAAGAAAAGCCATAACAGAGGTGGACGATATGAAACACGCGACACCACAGGCAAAGAAGGAAGTATATGATCTTTTGATAAGAATGAGGGATGACCTTATAAGATGGGAGGAGATATCCATCGAGATTCCCGAGTTCTTAAGGAGGGAAACACGATGAAAATGGCTGAAAACTGTGCCTTATATCGATGCGAAAAGCACGAAGAGGACGGAATCAAGTGGAAGGATGAATACTGTGACGGATTGGACGACCCCATCTGCAAGTGCAAGGTAATCTGTCCATTCTATAAGTCAAAGAATCATTGGAGAGCCGTCACAGTTAGAAAGCAGACTCAATATGTGAGGATAGAATGAAGAGATATTTGGAACGATACAAGATAGCACTCCAAAGGGTGCGACAATATGAGGAGAGGGTCAAGATGATCTCGTCATTTTTAAAAGGACTCGATATGGACGGACAACCAAGGGGAACGAACATCGGGAAACCTACTGAGGAGATCGCAATCAACCTCGCCTTATTAAAAGAGCAACTGACATACGCAAAGGCAGAAGCCGAGGAGATACGGCAGGAGATAGCCTCCGAGATTGACAAGATGGAAAATGTCAAATACAAGGAGTTGTTATATTCAAGATATGTTCTTCTTCTTCCTTGGTCGCAGGTAGCGAAGAGACTCGATGACCTGCGTCCGGGGAAAGAGTACGAACTGAAGTCCGTTATTGGCTATATGCACCGCAGAGCCTTGAAAGAGTTTGAGGAGGTACATGATGAGTTGTAGTAAATGGCGATACACCGAAGAATGTGAAGGCAGATCGTGTCCCGGGGATTGCGATTGTTGTGATTTTGATCCCGATGAGGTAACCATCACACCGCCAACGGTGGATTATAAATGGGAGGAGTTTGACGATGATTTATAAGGAGAATGATATGGAATTGAAACTCGAAAGAAAACCACAGAAACACAGAGCCATCGTAATTGATTCGTTGCTGAATAGTATCGAGTATGAAATCAAAGAAGAAGGCAAGGCAGAGGATATACTTGAACTTATCATCGACATAAGAAACACCGCAGACAGAATCATCAAGTTATTAAAAGGAGAATGATATGGGAGTATATATCAAGAATAAAGATATGCCAAAGAGTTGTGGAGAATGTGAATTTAATTATAATCTTGAGGGCGGTAGTTATGAATGGTGGGAGTGCGTTATTCTTCACGATGATATAAACCAATTTGATACAAGGCGAACAGATTGCCCACTTATCGAGATACCCACACCGCATGGACGACTTATTGATTGGGATGCATTCAATAGCAAATTAGAGATACAGTACGCAGGGGGCAGAGGCAAAACCCTCGCACCGACCATATTGGAGGAAGAGCCATGATGGGAAAGATAGGATTGATCATACTTGGGATAGTTGTCGGCATAGTCGCCATACTGATCCTCATCCCGGTGTTCGCGTTCGTTGTAAATTACGCAAAGTGGTGGGAGTACACCATCGAGGAGATCATGGAGGAGAGAGCGCAGAAAAAAGAGCAGAAAGAAATTGACAAATTTAAAAGAAATTTATGATTTGGGATATAACTATACATCACATATATGATATATGTTAAGTGTCAAGAAAAGGCAATCATTGACAAAACCTTCCTTAAAAATCTCAATATCATTACCCCTTACCGAGAGCCACTCAAAACGAGTGGCTTTTGCATTATAAAAAAATTATGAAAAAATAAAACGGAGGATAAAATGATCAATTGGTTTGATATGCCCGCAGAAGGGTTAAGCAACGGAGGACAATTCGAGGTCAAGGAACTCGAGGTCACAGAGAATGGAACATACGAAGAAAAAGGCGAAATGTATAACAAAGTAGTCGTCAATGTCGAAGGTGGCGGTGGGTCAAGTGATTTTAGTACGGCAGAAGTGACGGTCAACGGTAAGCCTACCTTTTTTGTTGCGGAAGTCGCGTCATTAACAGAAAATGGCTTGCAAGGTACGTGCAGGAAATCTCCATCGGAAAACAGTTTCACAGTGGTGCTATATCAGGGCTCAACTATTATGCAAGGCGTAAAAGGAATAACACCGAGTTTTAGTATACCTGCAGATGAAACTAATATAATACTTGATGAATCTAACGGTTGGTACGTTATTACAGGTGATTGCACCATAACCATCTCATAGCACTTAAATGAGAGACTTCGCAAGGGGATTCTACAACTCCAAGCAATGGAGAGATTGCCGAGAGGCATTCGCAAGAAGTAAAAGATATTTATGCGAGGATTGTCTTGCAAAAGGGATAATGACTCCGGGAGAGATCGTGCATCACATCACACCATTGACTCCCGAGAATATTGGCGACCCAACCATCGCATTGAGTTTCAACAACTTGAGATTGGTGTGTCGCAAGTGTCACGCAGAAGAACACAAACACAGAGAACGGAGAT